CGTGCGGCAAAGTCCACACACCCTTCTGCCATAGCAGGGTGAACCACCTTGGATGCGCCCATGAAGGTCGCACCGCCTGGGGCATCATTACCCATACCAGTACGACGAATGCCTTCTTCATATTGTTTGTCACGTTGTTCACGAGCGTCTTTATCTTTCTTCAATAGATCAATGTACCGAGACGCTAACGTGTTGAGTTCATACTCAGCATAGTCTTCCGCCATGTTTGCATAGAAGTCTGGGTTGACCTCTGGGCCATCATCAGGCAAGTTAACTATGGCACTGCCATCAGGCAACTCTTCAGTATCTAAATCAACTTCTGGTAGGTCTACAAGAGCACTACCGTCTTCGTTCTCTGTGTATTGTGGTTCTTGCTCGTCCATCATTTAGCCTTTTTTGGTTTTAGTGTCAGAGTGGCTTGCATTTGATCCATTGATACATTGCCACCCTTTTTGTAGCCCAAGCGCTTTTTCATTGCTTGCTCATACTCACCCATTTGATTGATGTATTGTTGATCAATGGGCTCACGAATAATGTTCATCTTGGCTTGGTTAAACGGTACAACCTTCTTACCCATGGCGGCAATTTCTTTTCTAGCGTTATGCATAGAGCGTGGCGCAAGAATCTCCGCAGGCGTTGTGTACTTAGTTCGCCCAATCAACTTAGAAGGTATATCGTGTGCATAAGTAGGGTGGGGCGATATGCTTTCTTTTAACTCTTTGGTTGGATCAAACTCAAGAATTGCAGATCCGCCTGCACCAGTTTCTACGTTACGTAACTCTGGGTGGCTCAACGCATAGACGATGTCGTTCATCTTTTGTTTGCCGCCAGGGAAATACTTCTCCGTAGATAGCAACCCAATCAGTTTCTTGCGCATTCCAGAATTGATAGCACCATGAAGCATCACGTCTGCGGGGTTCTCAAAGCCTGGGAACTCTGGATACGGCACATCATGCTTGCTCGACGTTGTCTTTACTTTGCGCATCAAATGATTGAGCGTCGCCAAGTGTTCTGGTTCAACTTCGTGTGGTCTGTGGTGCGATATCACGGCATCCAACATATGCACAGCATGGTTCAAAGACTCTGGCGTCATCTTGTGATAGTGGCCAAGGACTTTAGAGTTGGGGTTCTCTTCAGCCAATCTCTTGACTACGTTGAACAATCCAGCACTTGCGCCTAAGTCGCTAGCCCAACCTGCTGAGTGTCCATAAGCACCATAGTCTTTACCACCGTACAAAGGAACTGGGTGCTCAAGTTTCTCACCACCAATTGCATGAAGAGTCTCGCCAGCCTTAGCGTTCGATAGGTTGCGCTTGGACGGAACTACACCACCACGGCTTGGGTCACCAGGCACGCCTACCGTAGACGCTCCCACCAAGTCTTCATAGTTGATGACAGGCACATCCATTTTCTTCTTGCTACGAATATCAATAGGCAAGTCTTGCTCACGCGCCAATTGCTTAATAGTCTTTTGGTTTGGATTTTCTAACCCTGCCATTTGACGAGCCATGCGCTCTGCATACATATCTATGTCGGCTTTACGTAAAACAGGTGAGGGCTCATAGTGCGCTGAGCCACCCTTAGCCAACTGTTGAAAGTTGTCTATCGTAAAGTTAGTCGCACCGTTATCCATGTTCTCATTGCTGACTGGTGGACGATCCATGCTGTTTGGGTCTTTGATCACCGTAGGCAATGGATGTGGCTCTAAGCCACCTTGTGAGAACTGGGGGACGCTAGGTGTGTTAGATCTGATGCTAGGCATGTTTCCCATGTTCATCAATCCACCATCAGCCATTCCTTGTGGGGGAGGTGGCATAGAAGGCTTCAAAGCGCTCATGGCTTGACCTTGTGGCGTCATCTGCAAGATGTTGCTTTGAGGTTGCTGTAATGGGTTAGGCGCTCCCATGCTCGGTGGCATTGGGGGCATACCACCTTCTGGCGCCCCTTGTGGTTGGCCTTGGGGTGGGGTCGCATTAGGTGGCATCAACTGCTGACCTTGCTGTTTGCTCATATCAACACCGCCAACAGGCAACGGTTGATTGCCCATGCTTACGCCACCAACAGGCATGATCCCATCACGCTTTTGGTCTGGGTTGATATACGCCTTGACGTCCATGTTAGGGGCTTCGTTAGCGCCCACGTTTTGGATGTCACCAAAGGCTGACTTGCCGTTGGCTAATAAAGCCATACGCATTTGATTGATTGATGGTTGCACTTGGCCTCCTACGGCTTTACGGATTATTCCACCTTCTCTGTGTAAAGGTAGGCCATTTGTCAAAACGTCTTTGCGCATTTCTTCTGTAATGGGGAAGTGATGCACGGCCACTGTTTTAGCAGGATAAACAATCGGTTCTGGGAAGTGACCGACACCAGGCGCCGCCAACTGTTCTTCAATTCTTGCTGGCTCGGTTTCAATGTAATGACCATGCAAATGCGTCTTCACGCCATGCTTCTTGCCAATAGCATTAAGGATGTTAGGCACCTTCTTGTCGTAGAAGCCCTTCATTCCTTCGCCGCCGACTTGCAAGTCAGCGCCAAACAATTGTTTGACGTGCGTGTCCTGTGGGTTTTGAGCCAAAAGCTTTTGAGCGCCTTCCTTACCAATGTAATCAGCTAACTTATCTTCACTCGTATTCATACGGTCAATCACTTTATTGCCGCTGTGATCCCAAGCTGTTAAAGTTTTTGTTTGTGGATCATATTGAAGATCATTAATATGCTTGCTTAAATCGTAGCGTTTTGCCTGCTCCGCACCTGGCGTCACCACGATGCCGTGATAGCCCTTCTCCGCGGCGTGATGAATTAAGCGCTTTAATGCCATCTCTTCCCAGTTCTTTTTGAATGGGGCATTGGGCACAAGATTGTGTTCATCAACTCTTGCTTTATTTAACTCCATCCTTTTATCTTCTTCACCCGCAAAATTAGCAAGCTTTCTAGGATCATCCGACATTCTTTGAGCCATTTTTCCAGCAAGGCTTTCAGCCGCATCATCCGAAACACCGCTTGCCAGATATTCTTGTTTTATGGCTTGCTTTACTCTTTCTTGTAAATCATTTAAATAATTTGTATATTCTTTGTCAGCCTTGCCTCTGTAACCCTTTTCACGGCCTTGCTGGTGCCAGTCGGACTGCAACTCTTCTAGGTGCAGTAGCTTCTCACCGTTGGGTCCTGTGCGGTCTTTAACGCGCATGCTAGCAAGGATGTCGCCTTCCCCACCAAAGTGAGAACTTACGCCACCAAACTGTTCTGCGCCTTTCGGCGTTTTGATTAGCATCTCACGGTAGTTATCACCGCCAGGCAACGTGTACTCGCCGTGATATGCGGCACCACCTTGACGGCGCACCTTATCTAAAAACTGTTGGTAGTTCTCATTTGCTTCTTGCTCGGCAACTTGCTCTGCCATGCTACGGCCTAGACCGTTGTCGCGCGATTCTTCATATGCTTGCTTATATGCCATCTCTTTTGCAATTGGAATCAATTGCTCCTCTGGCAACTTGCCGAACACTTTCTCACGTATTGCTGGCGCAGGCTTTGCCGCCAGTGCCGACATGAACTGCTCATGCGTCATCTTGGGTGCGCCCATCAAATCACCTAAGCCACGATCTTCAATCTCTGATTGCTTGATGCCACCCAAGCCTTGTAGTTCTTTCATGAACTCAGCACCAGTTCCAACCTTACGCTTCAATAACCCCGCGGCTTTATCTACTGCGGAATAGAAGGGCTTACCCTTTCCAACAAGTTCTTTCATAGTGGGCGCTCTTCTATATTTAGGTGATGGGCGTGGGTGACTGAGCCGCCATGAGAGGCAAGTAAATCAGATTCGTGAGTTCTTGTTGGATCAAACGCGGCAAACTTACTACGTACTTGGTTTGGATGGAACATAACACCAACATCAACCATTTTTGGTGTGCCTGATCCGCCAGGATCAAACGTATTCTTTAAGATTAAAGCATCATGGCCTTTGCGTTGAGCTTCGTCCATTAAGTCTGAATAAGTTTGATCACGGTATGAACTGCCTTTAAAGTCATGGTACATAGGGTTCTTGTAACGCAAAGCCACGGGCATTACGTTTGCACCAGATTCAACTTCTGAAGCTTTACGTTCATTGTGAACTGATTGGTAATGTTTTATTGCTTTTAAAGCATTTTTAACTTGTTTGCTATTTCCAAACTTTTTTAATTCTGCTTCTAAAACTTGATAATGTGGTTTTTGATAATTAATGTGCCAACCATATGGCATAAGTTCCTTGTAACGCTTGTCATGCGCTTCATAATCTGGCTGAGACATTTTTTTAAACATTTCAGCATTATGTGGGCCGTACCATGCATTTTTAATATTTTCATACATGGCGTCACGGGCATCGCCATGTTTTGCTACAAGACCTTGACGATACTGACTGTTGCCTATTTCAGCGTCTTCAGCAATTTGCATATACTTTTCGTAATTACTCCAGTTGCCAACTTTTTCAGCGGCCTTGGCCATACGCATAGCTTCTTTATATTCGCGTGATCCACCAGTGCCTGCATAGCTACTAGCCGTATGAGCCCCATGACCTTTCATGGTTGGTTTATGGGGAATGGGTTTACCAAGCTTGTTTAATAGCGCAACGCTTTCTGGGTCATGCTCAAGCATTTCTGTAGGTGGCGTGCTTGGATCACGAGCAAAAAAATATCCCTTTTTGGCGCTTGCGGCTCCAGTGGATTCGCCACGCGTATCTGGATTGAATGACTTTATATCTCCAGTGCTACCGTGATACCAGTCGTGTTCATAACCCTGTTGCAACGACCTTATATGTGGATCATGATGTTGTCCAAGAAGTTCAGCCGCTTCCCTAGCCATGTCAAGATTTGTTTGTTGAGGTAATCGTCCACCCTTGTTCATCAACGCATATTGCATACCGTCTAGGCTCATGTCTGCCGCACCCAACGGACGCAATGGGGGAATCTTCTTAGACTCTTCTTCCATACGCTTAGATCCGATCTCACGACGTCGGTAAGCTTCTGCGTCAGGCACCATAAGAGCACGTAGCCTTGCTAGCTCTGCTTTTATGTGTGGGGGCATGGGAACGGATTGGTTGTCAGCCACGGCTATTCCTTCATTGTGGGATGCATCGATTATGCCTTCGGTGTGATGCTAAGTCCATATCAATTCTGAAAGGGGAACTGGGTTCCCATTTAAATCCTAATAGCGCACTGGGTGCGCGATTAACTTTATGCGCCATATGGATTGACTTTCTGGCGTTTATTAAACTCCATCGCATCTATCAAGTCATCTTCGTCGTAATCTTCTCTTGGTGGTGGGTCAATCGATATCCAACCTGAGTCCCTGAGATATCTCAAGCCTTGGCTTATACAGTCAACGAACTCGTCATGTGCCGTATCAGGGAACGAACAGATCTGAGACACCATGCCCTCAGCCCAATCTCTGACATAGCCTTTGCGCACACTAGACTCAGGCACCCACACTCGGCCTGCTCGGATGATGTTGGCCACGATGCTTAGTCTCTGTGTCTTGTCAGCACGGCCAGGGTTATACCCAATCACAGGCAAGTGACCACGTTGCAAGTCTTGTATAAGACTGATGCCCGCGGCCTTGTCCTCCACCAACAACAGATCCACACGTTTCTTCTCTTTGCCTTCGCCATACACCGTCTCATACTCGTCCATGATTTTGGGGCGTAGGTCTGGATAGGTGAGCTTCTCTTGCCAACAGTCAATCACCATCACGCACATACCGCCATCCATAGGCTTGAACGCTCCAAGCGTTATGCACCCAGTAGGGTCGTTAGCCTCACCGTCTTTGTATCCACAGTCATAGCTCTGAATGATGTACTCGAACTTGGGGAAGGGCTTACCGTCTGGCCATAGCCTGAACCAATCTCTCTTGACGATGCCTGACTCTTCAGGGTCGATGATCTCCGCATGGATCTCTTGGCGTCCTAAGTTACTTCCCTCATATTGCAAGATCTGCTTCTGGAACGATGGCGCTAGGTTCTTGATGTTGCTGTACGTGCTAGCCCTTGTAATGGCTACATCATCACCCTCACGCCCTATCAGATCCAATATGACGTCTTTGGGCTTGGGCGTTGTAGAAGCAATGATCTTGGTCTTGGTGCCCAAGCGAACCGCGAACATGATCATGTCCCACGCTTCTTGGAGGTAGTCCCAAGCGGCCAACTCATCCAACCAAGCCCCATGCCATTGGCCACCACGGAAACGGTCAGGCTCCGATGCCGATATGCCCTTGATGAACGAACCATTCTCCAACCTGATCTCATGGAGACTCTTGTTGTAGTCTATTACCAATTCTTTGGGAATAACGTTGATAAGCCCTGAGTCACCCTCAAAGCATGTGCCACGTAAGTCACCAGACGTAGGAGCAGATACCAACCATCGAGTGTTGGGTTGCTCCCATGCCCATGCGCCAATCGTCTCTGCCGCGGCTCTGGTCTTGCCTGCCCCACGGCCTGCGAGCATCAACCATATGCTCCACCAATCGCCTGATGGTTCTATCTGGTGCTTATGCGCGTCTTGCCCAATCCACTTCAGTTGCCAATTAATGGCTATCTGATCGAATGGGTGCTTTTGTGCGAACTCATCTATGAATGACGGATCCGCCAGAATCTCGTCTATTACGCTCATTCTGCTTGGCGCTGTAGTTTGATGT